ATCTGTTTTCATATAAGAGCGATCTCGATTTTTAATTTGTAGACACTCTTCTGGAGATTTTTTCTTACCTTTAATTTTTAAAGAATGATTTATTTTCCATTCTTCGCTTCTTGGCGTATTATTACCTTCTCCACCATCCGTTAAGTTGCGAAGAATACCACCATCAGTTTTTTTACCATACCATCTAATATATCTACGTTCAAGAGCACAAGCTCCGATGTTTGATAAATTAGTTTCTAAAAAAACAATTCTGTTTTTTGGAGGAAGGGAAATAGAATGACGTTTATCAAAGGCTCTTTTACCTTTGCCTTTACCAATATAATAAGGTGAATTATCTTCTCTTAGATAAGCATAAACGTAATAAATAAACATGCTGGTTCTCCTATAAAGAATTAGAGTCAGTGGGACTGGTACTCCGTGACTGACAATAAATATATTTATATAAAAAATACCTTGACTAAACATCAAAAGTAGGGTAGAATATATTAATTGCCTACGTAGGCCAATAGGTAGAGTCAGGGGACTTAAAATCCTCACAGTGTCGGTTCGAGTCCGACCGTAGGCACCAAAACATTATGGGTGATTGATGAAAATTGGAATTATTGGACTTGGATTTGTTGGATCAGCAGCTAAGGCTGCATATGAATCTTGTTGTTTAGAAGTAGAATTTTCTTTACGAGATAGTGACCTTTCTAAGGGTTATACTGACTCATATGATGATTTGAAGAAGTGTGATGGTATTTTCATTTGTGTTCCTAGTCCATCAACTCCAGATGGTTCTTGCGATACTTCCATCCTTGAAGATGTATTGTCGAACCTCAAGGATTACATTGGAGTAATCATCAGCAAGACGACAGCTCCTCCAGATGTTTATGAACGATTGTCTAAGGAATATAAGAACCTTGTTCATGCACCAGAGTTCCTTACTGCTGCTAATGCAACTGTAGATTATATTGATAGTAGATTTGTTATCATTGGTTCATCATATGGTATCTATGCTAGAGAGGCAGCTCGTATCATTGCACTTCCATTGCATAGATTAACAATGCAGCATTTTTGTACTGTTGCCGAAGCTTCTCTTGCTAAATACACGATAAATACATATTTGGCGACCAAAGTTATTTTTATGAATGAAATAAAAAAGGTAGCGGAAGCTTCTAATATAGATTATAATGTTATCTGTAAAATGATTTACAGTGATCATCGAGTCGGTATTACTCATATGCAAGTACCTGGTCCTGATGGTTTATTTGGATTTGGTGGTGCATGTTTCCCGAAAGATACATCTGCCCTACTTAAATATGCCGAAAGCATAAACGTAGAAATGGATGTACTACAATCTGCAGTCAATAAAAATAATAAAGTAAGGATTGTTAAATGACTGATGTAGATCGAAATAGCGTAACTTATAGACGTAGAAGAATGAGAGAGCTATTTCGACCTATTGAAAGACAAATACTAATGACTGATGATGAAAGTGATTTGGTTATGTTAGCATCTTTGATGATGACTACTAGCAAAGATATTTTGGTCCAAAGAATTGGATCAGAAAAAGCGAAGAGAATGATTTTCACAATGGACTTTGGAGATTAAAGTATGCCTCATCCTCATAAGAATCGCCCTCGTAAGGGTCGTCGTAAGGTTGGTTCAGCAAAGCGTAAAGCACGTCGCTTGAAGGGTAAGAAGAGCGGCAAGAAGTAATAGAAATTGCGGGTGTGGTATAAGGGTTGTGCCCTAGCCTTCCAAGCTAGTGAAGACCAGTTCGAGTCTGGCCATCCGCTCCAAAAATAGGTGAAATATGTCAAGAGAGTTCAATCTCGATGAAGTTAAAGAATTTATCAGTCGCGCTTCAAATTCATCCAATATTTACATTGGAGCCGATAGCGAGCGGTATCGTGGTCGCGATAACCTCTGGTATGCTGACTACACAATTGCTATCGTTATTCATCTTGATGGGTCACGTGGATGTAAGGTATTCGGACAAGTCATTACTGAGCGAGATTATGACAAAAGGCACGATCGTCCATCCTACCGCTTGATGAACGAAGTTTATAAGGCATCTCAGATGTACATTGACTTGTTCGAGGATATCGGTGATCGTCATTGTGAAGTTCATCTTGACATTAATCCTGATGAAATGCATGGATCTTCTTGCGTCATTCAACAAGCAACTGGCTATATTCGTGGTATGTGTGGGTTTGCACCCAAAGTGAAGCCAGAAGCCTTTGCAGCGTCATATGCTGCTGATAGACTCAAGGAAATCCTTGCATAATTAATATGCGCGAGTAGCTTAGCGGCTAAAGCCGACCGCTCATAACGGTCCTATCGGGGGTTCGAGTCCCTCCTTGCGCACCATTCTTCTATAAATAAAATGGAGAATTAATTAAAAAGGAAAACAAATGCGAAAGATTATTCTAGCTGCTTTGTTGGCTGTACCATTTATTTTTGTTGGTGTAGCTGAAGCAGCACCAAAAGATAAGCAAACTACAGAACAGACAGTAAAGAAGAAGCATAAGCATCACAAACGTGCTAAGAAAGCAACTGTTGTCGAAGATAAATTTAATGCATTTTTGAGAGATTGTGGATTATTTGGATGTGGCACAACAGTTTATAGTTCTTTCAATGCTCCTATGGCAGACATGTCTGCTGGTGAATATTTTAGACAAGAATACCAGAGAGATCAACAGCGTAAGCAAATTGCAAAAGCTGCTCCATCAAAGCAACCAGCGAAGAAAGAGTGTTCTGGTTTATTCACTGTTTGTGATAGAGGATCTGGTCCATATATGGAAGCCAAGCGTTGGGAAGGCAAAACTGCAATGGGCAACCGTCAAGAGTTGAAAGCATTGCTTGCTGAAGGAAATCATAATGTTCCTGTAGATCCTGCAAGAATTCCATGGTGCGCTGCTTTCGCCAATGCTATCCTTAATCGTCAAGGATATGAAACAACTGGTAGTTTGGCTGCTCGTAGTTTCCTTGCTCTTAATCATAAAACAAAAGAACCAGAAATCGGCGATATCGTTATCACAAAACGTGGACGCAGTAGCGCTACTGGACATGTTGGTTTCTTCGAAGGATTTGAAGAAGTTGATGGTGTCAAGTATGTAAAAGTTTTTGGTGGTAACACTCAAAAATCTGTTTCGACTGGTTGGTTTCCTGTAAACGCCGTGCTTGGATATCGTAAAGTCGCATAGGTGATTGATGTGGAGATTATGGGCTAAGGCTCTTGGTGATAAATATGTCAAAGATAACAGAGAAGCAGATCTAATTGCGTTCATTAGAACAGCAATCGTTCTCTGTTACATCATAACAAATTTGTTTATTATCGCAGGTGTTATACGACATTGGTAATTGACAAACATAAAAATATCAGCTATAATGTATATAATGGAGATTGAAATGTACAGTGAACTTGAACTACTAGTTATGCGCGATATGATGAATCTAGATTTCGATCCTTTGAATGAACAAGACGTTAAACTTTATTGGGAAAGAATTCTAGGATGAAAGTAACACTATATACAAAACACGACTGTTTCTACTGCAGTCAAGCTAAAGTTCTTCTAGCTTCGAAGAATATTCAATTTACTGAACTAAAACTTAACGAAGATTTTTCTCGTGATAATCTTTTGGAAATGTTTCCAAGCGCCAAAACTTTTCCTGTCGTTGTTGTAGATGGTTTCAACATTGGTGGGTTTTCTCAGCTTCAAACCATAATCTCAGAACAAACTAGTTCAACAGCTAAACTACTCAATGAGTGAGGTATAAATTATGCTATATGATAGAGACAACCTCTTGAAAGATCTTCAAGAGCAAGTTATCAAGGTTACGTTTACTAAGGTTAATGGTGAAAAGCGCCAAATGCGTTGTACTTTGATGCAGCATCATCTTCCGCCTAATACAGATAAGAATCATTTGATTAGCGAACATCGGAAGGCAGAAAATCTTAACACTATTGCAGTTTGGGATTTAGATGTCGGTGCTTGGCGTTCGTTCCGTATTGAGTCCGTTGAATATGTAGAAGCAATGCACGAGAACTACTGATGAAAAAGCTTGTTATGGTTGATTGTCTCTCGCAGTTTCGTATTCGTTATTGTGTAGAGGTTGAAGACGATATTGATCATGCTCTTGACGAAGTTATCATGGAATATGATAGTCTTCAATTTCATGAGTTTTCACAAGAGCATCTTCATCCTAGTCCAGTTATCCTTTCACACAGAGAGATAAGTAAGGAAGAGTATCTTCGTATGTTCAATGAGGATAATAATTATCTCAGAGATTGGACCGAAGAGCAAAAGCTCCGCTGGATTAATAAGATTAACTATGACAAGCCAGAACTTGCTGGCGGCTAAGGAGAATACTATGGCATACTGGGGTTATCATCTTATTTTGGACTGTTCAGGTTGTGATCATGAATTGATCACAAGCGCAGAAAACATTACTGCATTCGCCAAGCAATTGGTGAAGGATATTGACATGGTCGCTTATGGCGAACCGCAGGTTGTGCATTTCGGTAGCGGTAACAAGCAAGGATATACGCTTGTTCAGCTTATTGAAACTAGCAACATTTGCGCTCACTTCGTTGAGGAAAACGATACTATGTATCTTGATGTTTTCTCATGTAAGCCATTTGATCCTCAGAAGGCTATTGAAGTTGCAACTAACGCATTTAAATTCCAGCGTTACAATACTGCATATATTGAACGCCAAGCTCCTTCAATGGAAGATCCTGTAGCAGAGAATAGCTGATGCGTATTCTCATTACTGGTGGACTAGGATTCATTGGTAGTTTTCTTGTAGAAAGATTGATGCAGGATCATTCAGTTGATGTTGTTGATGATCTTTCTACAGGCGATATTAGGTGGATGGTAAAGAGTGGAGTAAATTATTACCTCACCGATGTTGTTAGTTTTTGTAAAGAATCTACAAAAACCTATGACGTAATTTATCATCTGGCTAACAATGCTAGAATTTCTATGTCATTTGACTACCCACAAGAAACCTTGTTGAACAATTACCAGAGTACGATTGCAATTCTCGAGTACATGCGAGAAACCAATCCCTCTGGTAAGCTATATTATGCATCGTCATCAACGACTGAATTCACCGACAAGTTCAATAACCCGTACACTTTCTCAAAGAAGGTGTGCGACGACATTTTATATTTGTATAACATGCACTTTAGCATTGACTTTTCTATCGTAAAGTTTTATAATGTCTATGGTTCGATGAGAGAGAAGGATTTGGGCGAGTACACCACAGTCATTCGAAAGTTCAAACAGAAGGTCGAAGAAGAGAAGCCTCTACCTGTGTATGGTCCAGATCGTCGGCGCGACTTCACTCACATTGACGATACAATTGATGCTCTGGATATCATTCTCAAAAAGAATGATATGAACAGAGTATTTCACATTGGTACAGGTGTGAACTATTCAATTCAGGAAATCGCAGAATCGTTCAACCATCCTATCGAGTATCAGCTGGATAAGCGTCCATATGAACTACATACAACATTGAGTTTACCAAATGTTCCTGGTTGGAAAGCAACCAAGGACGTAATTGATCACATTAGAGAATGGAAAGAGAACTATGCCGCTAGCTAAAGATGAACTCAGCGCAAAGGCGATGGGTGGAAGTGAATTGATGAAGTACAAGCTGATCGAGCGTCTCCCACAGGAGCTCACCGATCAGTTTCAAATTTTTGTTTCTCGCATTCAGGAACCACTCAATCCTGATCTCATCAAAATTTATTGGCATCAGGATTTGCCTGAAGATCCCAATGCTATTGCTCCATTGAAGAACAATGGTTGGAAAAATTTTGATATGCTTGTTTTCAATTCTTCTTGGCAGCAAAATGTTTTTCAACGTGCTTTCAATATTCCTTATTGGAAGTGTATTACTCTTTGCAACGCCATTGAGCCATTTGAAAACACAGATAAGCCAGACCCTACTGAAACTGTTAATTTGATTTATCACACCACACCTCATCGTGGGTTGGAAATATTGGTTCCTGTCTTCGAGCGTTTGGCTGAAGATGATAAAAATATCAAGCTCGATGTTTTCTCAAGCTTCCATATGTATGGATGGGGTGAACGAGATGCACAATACAAAGAGTTGTTCGAACGTTGTTTGAATCATCCTCAAATTAAGTATCATGGTTATCAGAAGAACGAAGTGATTCGCGAAGCTTTGCAGAAGGCTCATATTTACGCTTACCCATCTATTTGGGTTGAATCATCATGCATTAGTTTGATGGAAGCTATGTCTGCAAAGGTGCTTTGTGTTCACAGTAATCTCGGCGCTCTTTGGGATACGAGTGGTGGATTGACACGTATGTATCCATTCGATGAAGATATTAATATTCATGCTAACAGGTTTGCGTTGATCCTCAAGGATGCTATTGCTTCTGTTCGTGAGAAAACTGTTTCGGCTGAACTCATGTTTGTGAAGTCATACGCCGACATTAGGTTTAATTGGAACCGTAGAGAAAATGAGTGGATTTCTTTGATGCAATCTTTGATCGCTCAGAAAGAAGCTGGGCTGCTTAAAAACAGAGACGAAGGCAGATTTATCTACAGAACATAACAACATAAATAATATAGAGTCAGTTAAACAAAGGTAACTCAATGGATAACGTAATACCGTTTCCTAAAAATAATAAAATACCCGCCGATCTCGAAGAAGTTGACGAGAAAATTCTACAAGTCAAAAATCACCATATTAACGATACGTTGCAATTGGTAATACCTATATTGTTTTCGTACCTTGAATCTGGTGGTTTCGAATTTGATGTCGAAGAAGAAGAAGCTTTGGACGATCCAAACATTAAAGATGCTGCTTTCATTGTAGAAGCAATTAGATCTCTACTTTGCAAACATCATGGGATGGAACATCCTTTCCAACAAATATCTGAACATATATTTGAAGCTGATTCGTCTAATAAGGGTATCTTTAATCTAGCTAAGAAAATTAATATTGTGTTCAAACCACTCGAGAAAGGAAACAGCTAAAGGCTGTGTTGTAATGATTATTGTTGATTTGTCTCAGGTGATGTTGTCCAATCTTATGATGCAGATTGGGAATCATACTAATGCTAAGATCGAAGAAAATATGGTACGCCATATGGTTCTTAATTCCCTCCGCTCATACAAGCAAAAGTTTAGTGAAGAGTACGGAGAAATTGTTATTGCTTGCGATAATACCAATTACTGGCGTAAGCAGCTGTTCCCGTACTACAAGGCGAACCGCAAGAAGAATCAAGAAAAATCAGAGCTCGATTGGAAGGCAGTGTTTGAATGCCTTAATAAAATCCGTGCAGAGCTCAAGGAATATTTCCCATACAAAGTAATTGATATTGAATCTGCAGAGGCGGATGACATCATTGCAACTCTTGTTCGTGAGACGTATACTAAGGAACAAGTTCTCATCCTTTCTGGCGATAAGGATTTCAT